TGTTCGGACTTGCGCTTGAGGTAGCTCTTGAGCTGTGCCGCGTAGGTTTCGGCGTCAAAATCGCACGATTCCAGCGTAGGTTCATCGCCCAGCGGCTCAACCGCTGCCGGCTGCTGGGCGCGCTGTGCCGCCTCTTCCTGCCGGGCCTTCAGTTCGCGGTTCTCGCGCTCAAGGCGCTTCTTGTCGGCCCGCATCTTGGCGAATGCGGCAGAGGCCTTGGGCTCGATGTTGGCCGGCAGCTCGTCGCCGTCATCCTCGGTCAGGTCTTGGCCTTCCAGGGTGATGACCAGATCGTCGGCGCCATCGTCTTCCTTCTTGGCGTCATCGGCCGGAGCGTCATCTTCGGCGACATCGGCAGCTTCATCAGCCACCGCCTGAACATCTTCATCCTGGGTTAAGTCCAGGTCTTCCGCCGCCGCGCCGCCCGACAGCTCACCATCGTCACCAACAGGCGCGCAGTAACGATTGCGAAGCAGCAGAGAGCGGAGCAGTGTGTTCATGACTTCGGAGGTCGGGTCGCGATGGGCAGGATCATCGCTCAACATTCAAACATTTGCAATGCCAACAGCGCTTGAATTCATTTCGTTTGAATTCATGGATGGCTGAAACAGCAGTTCTCGCAGGGCCTGGGCGGATGCAATCTCCTGCTGCGCGGCCTGCTGCATGGCCTCGGCGTAGGTCTGTGCCGTCTGTGCGCGCTTGAGTTCGGCGCTGGCAATCGTCTCTACAGTCTTGGCCCGCTTTTGCTGCGCATCGGCTGCGGCGGCATCGGCTGCGGCGAGCAGGTATTGCGACTGCGGATCAGGTTGCTGACCCTGTTGTTCGGCCTGCATCTGTGCGCGCTCTTCCTCGGTCGGCTTCACAACACCCATGCGGACCATCTTCTGGCGGTAGTAGTCGCGCGCATCGCTGATGCCCTCGCCTTCCATGTTCATCATCGCCAGGCCAGACAGGACTTGCTGCGTCTCCGGATCGGCGGTGATCTGCATCATTCCGGTCAGCGCGCGAACCGTGGCGGCGCGCTTGCTGCTGCTGCTGGGGCCGACATCAACATCCGGCTCATAGGCGGCCTTGCTCATGTCGTTCCGTATGAAGACTTCGCCCGTCTCCTTGTCATAGCTCGGGTGATTGAGCATGACGCTGGACACCTCGCCATTCGGCCCCAGCGTCTTGACCTTGCGGCTCTCCTCGGTCGTGATGGCGCGCTTCATCGCCAGCCACACCTCGCCGCTGCGCTTCATGGCCTTGGCAAAGTTGCTCATATATATAAAGACCTGCATGTCCAGGCGGTTCTGGATCAGCTCGACGGCCTTGCCGCTCATATTCTGCTGCACCTCCTCGCCAGCCTGCTGGTTGCCAAGCAGATCCTGCAGGGACTCGCCCGCGATCTGGGTCAGCGCAGCCATGGCGGGCGGCAGGTTCGGGGCCTTGGTGTAGGCCATCGGCACGGCAGAGCCTGGGATGGGGTCGCCGTTGCCGTCCTTCATGCTGTTGAGCAGCAGATAGGGATAGCGCTCGATGGCGTCGTTTGACCACATCGTCACATGCCCCTGCACCTGCTCAGGCGTCAGAATGGGCTTCTCGGTATCGAAGCGGCCGGCCATATCAGCCAGCCAAGACATGAGCGAGTTTGTCAGGCGCTGGGCATCCTTGGCGAGCCGGACATGGCCCATGCAGCGCTCAATGCCGTTGACCACCCAGCGCTTGCCGTAAAACGGGACGATCGGGATCATGCCGCCAGGCACAAGGCCGCAGTCCTCAAGGATCTTGCCGCCGCTCATGATGTACTTGTGGCACTGCTTGCGCTCAATGCGCTTGCGGCGTGTCTCGGTGTAGCCGGTGGCCAGCAGTTCCTCAAGGATTTCCGGGTGTTCGTCCAGATCCTTCTGGGTGTGGCGCTGCTGGTCGCCCATCAGGCCGGTGAACCAGATCACCAGCTCCTTGACTTCTTCGATGCGGTACAGCTCGCAGATCCAAACCTGATCCGGCGTGGCCCAGTCGTACTCTGGGCTATAGACATCGCGCGGCCAGGATGCTGGCGCATCGTCGTATTCGTCCTCGTAGGCGCTGCGCGGCATCGGGCTGACGACATAGCATCGCTTCGCGTCGCTCTTGTCCTGGCGCTTGGCGCCGAGGTCATAGAACACCGATACATCGGCGTCGAAAATCGGCTCAAACGCGATGGTCTGCTTGTCGTTCTCGTCGTCGTCCGGGTCTTCGTAGCAGGCATGCAGCCGCCAAGCGCCCATCCCGCCAGCCGTGCCCTCCTCGAATGCGTTGTCATACGCCTCATTGGCCGAGCACTTGCGTTCATCGGCGCGGTACATTCCGTCGCAGGCGTCGGCGAAGTCGTCGTTCTCGCCGTCCTTGGCCTGGAAGTCAACGGTGATCCGGTTCGCCCGGTACTCGTTGATCACCCGGATCACAGCCAGGTGGACGCGATTGAACTCAAAGCGCGGCTTGTTCTCGAACTGCTCGCCTAGCGGGCCTTCCCACTGCGCGCCAGCCACGGAATAGAACCGGCGATCCTCGTAGCACTGCCGGCGCTCGTCACGCTGGGCGGCTTGGATGTCGTCGAATTCTTTCAGCGCCTCTTTGTGGATCTGCTTGAGGCGCTCTTCTGCGCTGAGTCGGGCCATGTCATCATCCATTCGGACTGATGAGCTGCTGGCTGCTCGGGTAACTCAGCGGCCGGGACGGAGCCGGCGTGATGGCGGTAGTTTAACGGCGACGGAACGGGGACGCTACTGGCATTGGGACGACGGGTGGCGGTGTTGCGGCTTTCGGTGGCGTCACGAACGTCAGAATCCACGAGTCGGCCCGGTCGGGAGACTTGCCAATGCGCTTCTTGTAGTCCTTCTTTGCCTCCATCAGCAGCAGGCCATCTCGGTAGCCGTAGCGATAGGAGGAGAGTTGAGACTTCAACTCAGGGTCGCGACCAATCGAGCAGCCGCCCGCCTTGAGGTATTCCAGCGCAGCCCGCCACATGCGAGCCTTGACGTTGTAATTTCGGTCATCGGAGAGCTTCGCGCCAGTGTGGACGCCGACGACGACAGCGGCCCACTTGCCACGCCTCAGGGTGTCATAGGCGCTGACGCCAGGGCCGTCCAACTCAATGGAAATCATGCCGATGATCTGGCTGGCATCCTCGAAGGCGCGGCATCGCTCCTCAACGGCAGCAGCGAGCGCATGACCATCCATCCCCTTATGCGGGATCGGAGGCAGGGTCAGCAACCCGCGACGGCAAGTGATGACGCTCTCATCGTCGCCCATGTGCGCGGCGTCAACGCCAATCATCCATGGCCCGTTGACCTCAACGTCAGCCGGGCCGAGCTGCTGGGCCTTCTCGACCAGCGCGCCGGGTATCCATGCGTCACTGGTTGAAGCGTTGTAGTCGATGTCCACCTCTTGGGCCAAGACCACAGGGTCAAGGTCGTTCTGCTGCTTGGCGTACCACTCAGGCCCTTTGCGCGGATCGTCCCGCCAGTGAAAGGTGAAGACCTTGACCTTGCCGCTGTGTCGCTTGCGGTAGAACGGATTGCCGTTGCCGTTCGGTGTGCTGACATCTATCTTGCAGTTCGAGGTCTGCGACAGCGCAGCATCAATGCTCTCGGCGCGCTCATAGAACGCAGATTCGTCCTTGAAATAGACGCTGGTGCGGTTGCCCCGGCCGATGTTGTCGCCAGACTCGCCGACGATGGCCGACCCGTTCTCTGGGTTCTTGAGCGTCATGAACGGCGCATGCTTCTTGGCGTCCCAGCCTTCAGGGCGGAACTCCACGGGCAGCAGATTGACGAACTGCCGTGCCTTCCAGAACAGCGACTTCGGGTCGTTCAGGTCATCGACGTACTCCTCTTTGCGCGATCCGAAGCCGACAACCGTGCCCTCATGGAATAGCCACATCCAGACCGCAAAGGCTACGCACAGCCAGGACACGCCCATGTCGCGGCTTTTCTCGGCAAGGCCATCCTCGCGGCCCAGCCAGCGCTCACGAAGCCACCCGATGAACTCTGCTTGCTTGGGGAACAGCAGAAACGGCATCGTCGTGGGCAAACCCACCTCGGCGTTGCGCGGATCAAACGTCATCCCCCAGTCCATGATGAACTGGACGGGGTTATCCTTGTAGAACGCCTTGAGTCCGGCCAACATACCCGGCGTTGACCTGATACGCTCCAGGCGCTCGGCGCGCTCGCGGTAGACCGCCTCGTAATCCGGCGCCCAGTCAGCCACCAAGCATCCTCTTGTAAGCTTCCTCGGCGGTCATGGTGACGGTCTCGGCCTTGATCGGGCCGCCATCAAGCCCGGTGTGCTCTTGCGTGACCTTCTCGCCGTAGCGCTTCGGATCCCATTTGGCCAGCAGCTTCAGGCGCGTCTCAATCTGCAGCTTCCGATGGCCGAGCATGTCGCCGCGCTTCTCGCTGGTGCCCTTCTCGTCGGTGGTGGTCTCGACGCCTTCAATGGGGGTGTTTGCGATCTGCAGCGCCTCCCAGGCGATAGCATCAAACCCTCGCGCGCGCGCCTGCGCGATGTCCAATGCAAATGTCGGGTGTGCACCTTGCCAGCGCCTCACCGTCTCATCAGACGGCATTCCCCTGTCGGAGCAGATCACCGTCAACGGCTCGCCAGTAGCCAGCCTGACGCAGATCTCCTTGGCGCGCTCGGGCGTGTAGAGCGAAGGCCTGCCGCGAGGCTTCTTCGCCGCCGGCTTGCGCTTGGTCTTTGCTGCGGGTTTCATTGGTGTATTGTCTTTTGTAAAGAGTATTTACGCCAGTCAATGCGCCGATCCCGGCTCCCACTCTGCCAGCGCGCGCAGTTCCGCGTTCTTCAGCTTGCGAGCTGAGTGCGTCTTTGGCGTCTCTCGCTCCGGTCTCATTGCCCACCACTGAGCCCAGGCACTGTACGGCGTGATTCCGTACCCGGTTCGGCCCTGACCGAAGCAATGCCAGTTGCCGCCGATCCGCTTGAGGTGTGGTTTTTGCACGGTTCATTTTACTTCCTTCTTCAGCGCATTGGATCGCGCCCGGCTGGCTTCGATGTTGACCAGTTGCTGGGTCAGGTCCAGCAGGTCCGACTCGCTGCCGTACTGGCCCTCAAACCGAGCCTTGAACGGGTGGCGGCTCACCTTCCCTGCTTGGGCGCCATCCATATGATGACCAGGCTGGCACAAACAAATCGTGTGCATGTGCCCCATGCGACGGCCGCCGGACAGGATGTGATGCACCGCGCCAGGCGTGCCGGGATGGCCGTCGATCAGGC